AGAGTTGATTATGTTGTTACTGTTGCCTCGAAGACTGCAGATCATAGATACTTTGGTAATGGTTCTGGTTCTGGATACTTTATTGATGGTATTCAGTCTCCTTTCATTACTCTCGTTCCTGGAAAAACTTATCGCTTTGATCAGTCAGACAGTTCAAACAGTAGTCATCCACTTCGCTTCTATCTAGAAGCACAGAAAACGACTTCTTATACCACAAACGTAACAACTAACGGTACTGCTGGTAACTCTGGTGCTTACACTGAGATTACAGTAACTGACACAACACCTCAGGTTCTTCACTATCAGTGTTCCGCCCATGGACTGATGGGCAATGCTGTTGCCACTCAGTCTAACGTTGTCCACAACAACTTCCAAGCAACTTTCCTGGAAGGTATTACTGTTAGTGGTGTTTCTACCTTTACCGGTCAGATTGATGGTAATGGTGGTGCAAACATCTCTGGTGCAGAGACAGTTCTTTCTTCTGCAACTGTTAGTGACCTGACGGACAATAGAGTTGTCATTGCTGGTTCCTCTGGTGCTCTTGAGGATAGTGCCAATCTCACCTTTGATGGTTCAACTCTTGCTGTAACTGGTGATGCCACGGTTAGTGACTCTCTCACAGTTACTAAAGATGCTGTTGTTAGTGCCGGTCTAACTGTTACTGGTGCTATTGATGCTAATGGTGGTGCTAATATCGCTGGTGGTTTAGTTGCTAACTCGGCACAAATTAGTGACCTTACTGCTACTAGAGTTGTTCTCGCAGGAACTTCTGGCGAACTTGAGGATAGCGCAGACCTTACTTTTGCAAGTAATGTCCTTACAGTTGCTAACACAATTGATGTTACCTCTGTTGAGGCAACAAACCTTAAGGCAAAAGATGGAACTGCCGCCATCACCATTACAAATACTTCTGGTGATGTTTCTATTGCATCAACATTAACAGTTGATGGAAACCTTGTTGTGAAAGGTGCTCAGTCCATTATCAATACTGAGACCTTAAAGGTTGAAGACTCTCTGATTGAAGTTGGTCTTGTTAACAGTGGTGGTTCTCTGGTAGCACCTTCTTCTGATGCCAACATTGACGTTGGTGTTGTAATGCACTACTACAGTGGTTCTGCCAAAACTGCTGCTTTATTCTGGGATGACAGTGCTGGAAGAATTGTACTTGCTGATGAGGTAACTGAAACTAATAGTGTAATGGGAAGCATCTCTTACGCTACTCTTGAGATTGGAGCACTGACTGTCAGTGATTGCCAAGGAAACAGTCAAGCAGTTATTTCTTGTAGTGGATCTACAAGAAGTTTGGAAAATATAACTGTAGACGGTGGCTCGTTCTAAGGTTAAGTACAACTTATAAATACAGGTGGGCGAGTCCCACCTTTTTTTATATCAATTATGAATGAAAATGAGATCAAAAATTTGATAGTAACCTATCAAAAGAAAGTAAATGATTTTTTATCACAAACAATCGCTATGGAAGCAAAGGTTCTAACTTTAACTCAACAAGTTGAATCTTTGACATCACAACTTGCTGAACAAGAGAATGAGTTGGTGAAGTTGAGAAAACCTAAAAGAACTACCAAAAATATAGATTCTGAGGCATTCTAATGGCAAAACCGTCAACACGCCAAGGGCTGATTGATTACTGTAAAAGACAACTTGGTGCTCCTGTGTTGGAGATCAACGTTGATGACGACCAAATTGACGATTTGGTTGATGATGCCATACAGTATTTTCAAGAGCGCCACTATGATGGTGTTGAGAGGATGTACCTCAAATATAAATTTACGCAAGCGGATATTGATAGAGGAAAAGCAACCAATAATACTGCAAGCACAAATACTGCAGGTATTGTAACTACAAGTGCTACTTCCACATCCATTAGTGGATATGGAACAACAACTAATAATTTTTACGAGACATCAAACTTCATTCAAGTACCAGACTCAGTTATTGGTATTGAAAAGATTTTTAAATTTGATACTAGCAGCATTTCTGGAGGAATGTTTAGTATCAAGTATCAGTTGTTCTTGAATGATTTGTATTACTTCAACTCCGTAGAGTTGTTGCAGTATGCGATGACTAAGACTTATCTTGAAGATATTGACTTCTTACTGACACCAGATAAGCAAATTAGATTTAACAAACGTCAAGACAGAATGTATCTTGACATTGATTGGGGAAGTGTAACTGAGGATGATTATATAGTTATTGATTGTCACAGGGCATTAGACCCACAAAGTTTCACACAAATCTACAATGATAGTTTTGTTAAGAGATATCTTACTGCATTAATCAAAAGGCAGTGGGGAGCAAACATGATGAAGTTTGGTGGAACCAAATTACCGGGAGGAATTGAACTCAACGGCAGACAGTATTACGACGACGGTGAAAGAGAAATTGCTGATATTCGTAGTCGTATGGCAATGGAATACGAACTACCACCTCTTGACTTTATTGGCTGATGGCACTTAATCCCTTTTTCCTACAAGGTTCCTTTGGGGAACAAAGATTAGTACAAGAGTTGATTAATGAACAACTCAAGATATATGGTGTTGAAGTAACATATATCCCTAGAAAATATGTCCGCAAACAAACCATTATTGAAGAGGTTCAGTCTTCTAAGTTTGATGATAATTTCTTGCTGGAAGCATATGTAAACACATATGATGGTTATAGTGGTGCTGGTGACATCATGACCAAGTTTGGTGTCAGTCTCAGAGATGAGTTGACAGTCACAGTATCTAGAGAGAGATTTGAAGATTTTATTTCTCCTTTCTTGGATGACATGAGTGATCAGGAAGTTGAAGTATCGGGAAGACCTAGAGAGGGAGACTTAATTTACTTCCCACTCGGTAAGCGTTTATTTGAAGTTAAATTTGTTGAGCATGAGAACCCATTTTATCAACTGGGTAAGAATTATGTCTATGAACTCAAGTGTGAACTCTTTGAGTATGAGGATGAAGTCTTTGACACCTCTATTGACACGATTGATACAGTTCTTGAGGACCAGGGTTATATTCTTGACCTTACGATGTTCTCAACGGGTTCTGGTGCCTCTGCGACAGCATCTGTAGGCACAGGATATATCCAGAAGATATTCCTTGATAATGATGGATCTGGATTTACTAGTACACCAACTGTAGCAATTACAACAGCACCTGCTGGTGGAACTGATGCTACAGCAGTGGCAATCACAACAACCAGAAACAACATTACCTCAATATCAGAAATCTTGCTGACTAATGCAGGTACAGGATATACTGTAGCACCGACAATTACGATTAGTGGTGGTGGCGGAACTGGTGCTGCTGCCACTTGTGGAATTATTACTGCTCATAGAGGTGTCATTTCCTTCACAATTACTGACGGTGGTAGTGGATTTACTACAACTCCCCCAGTCTCTATTGCTGCACCTCCTCTGTCTCCAACAATCGCTGCTAGTGCTAAAGCAGTTGTATCTGCTGCAGGAACTATCAGTGAAATCAGAATTGTCAATGCTGGTGCTGGATTCTTAGGATCTGCCCCAGCTGTTACGATTGGTTCTGCTGCAACAACTGGTATTGGAACTTATTGGTTCAACGAGGTCATCACTGGATCTAGATCTGGTATGTCCGGCAGAGTCAAGAGATGGGATGCAGACACTAACATCCTTCGTGTTGGTCTTACATCTGGTTACTTCTTTGCTGGTGAGACCCTTACTGGCGCTAAGTCTGGTGCTGCTTATGTCATCAAGAATCCTGGTGTGGCGAGCACTGAGACGGATAAATACAGAGACAATGATGAGTTTGAGACACAAGCAGATAGTCTAATTGACTTCAGCGAAACTAATCCCTTCGGAACATACTAATGTTAGGAACTTACTACTACCACGAAATTATAAGAAAGACTATCATATCTTTTGGTACTTTGTTTAATGATTTAAACATCAAGCACAAAGACTCAAGTGGTGGTGTTGTAAGTCAATTGAAAGTTCCCTTGGCATATGGTCCAACTCAAAAGTTCCTGGCAAGATTAGAACAACAGGCAAATCTTGATAAACCAGTTCAGATCACAATGCCTAGAATGTCATTTGAGATGACATCCATTGCATACGATTCAACCAGGAAGTCTGGAATTACTCAGACTTTCAGAGCTGTTGATGGCAATGATAAGATGAAGAAAGTCTTCATGCCTGTCCCATATAATATTGGATTTGAACTTAGTATTTTTGCAAAATTGAATGATGATGCTCTCCAAATTGTTGAGCAGATACTTCCTTATTTTCAACCATCTTTCAATATCACCGTGGATTTGGTTGAATCAATTGGAGAAAAAAGAGATATTCCTGTAGTATTAAATTCTGTCAATTTTCAGGATGATTACGAAGGAGACTTCTCTACTCGTAGAGCTTTAATATATACTTTACGATTCACAGCAAAAACTTACCTGTTTGGTCCTGTTGCTGAGAATCCTGAAGGTCTCATCCGTAAGGTTCAAGTTGACATGTACGCTGACACTAATACTCAGACAGCGAAGAGAGAGGTAAGGTACACTGCTGTGCCTGATCCAATCACTGCTAATCCAGGTGATGATTTTGGTTTCACCGAAACTTGGGAGACATTTACAGATTCTAAATCGTATAGTCCTACAAAGCAGTCTGATATTTGATACTTATGTCTGATTTTGATGCGATTGATGAGGCACTTAACGTGGAAAGTAGTATTGTTGAAACAGAAAAACCATCTCCTATAAAGAGACCGGTAGAAAGTAACGATATCAAAAAAGACTACGAATATACAAGAGCAAATTTATATTCTTTAATTGAAAAGGGACAAGAGGCAATAAATGGAATAATGGAACTGGCAGGAGAAAGTGCTAGTCCTAGAGCGTATGAAGTTGCTGGACAACTTATTAAGAGTGTGGCAGACACCACAGACAAGTTAGCAGATTTACAAAAGAAACTTAAGGATCTTGAAGAAGACGGAGCAAAAGGTCCTAATAGTGTTACCAATAATGCAGTGTTTGTAGGTTCTACATCAGAACTACAGAAACTTCTGAAGCAAGGATTTCTAAATAGTAATAACCCAGAAAAAGATAAATGAAGAAGTGTAAGCAGGGGTATTACTACTGCTATAAAGATAAAAAGTGTAAGCGAATCCCTGGTGGATATCGTGTAGGTCTGGGTGGATATCTCCGTAGGGAGAAGGAAGAAGAGAAGTCGGAAGATAGTGGTGAAACCGAGGCCAAGAAAAATGGTAACGGCAATGGTAATGGTGGAAACGGTGGTAATGGTGGAAACGGTAGCGGAAATGGTGGCGGCGGTGTAAGTGAAGCAGTAATGAGTCCTGCTCAGAAGAGAAAGGACACCATGCTTAAGAAAAAGTATGATGATTCTGATATGAAAAAGAATTTTATAAAGCAGTATGGTAAGGAAGAGGGTCTGAAAATATATTATGCTTACATTCGTAAGCAGGCGATGGAGGAGGGGTGGTCAGATAAATATAAGAAGTCTATTGATTGTGATAATCCAAAAGGATTTTCTCAAAAAGCACACTGCCAAGGCAAAAAGAAAATGAACGAAGAAACTTGTCCTATCTGTGGTTGTGACCCCTGCCAGTGTTTGGAAGGTGGTATCACCGAAGCGCGTGATGGTAAGTCTTCCAAGGATAAAGGATATTCTCTTCGTGACTGGTTCAAAGGTGGTGGTTGGAAACAGACTGGTGGTAAATATGATGGTAAGCCCTGTGCGAAACAACCAGGTCAAAAGACCAAACCATATTGTCGTGATGCAGATGACCGTGCTGCTATGAGTAAGGAAGAGAGAAATAAGAGAGCACGCAAAAAGCGTAAAGAAGATCCAAATCCAAACAGAAAAGGGAAGGCAAGGAACGTGACTCAAGAATCTTATTCAGACTGGAAAAAAGACTTTGAAGTTTCAGAGCAATCTGGATACGGATTTATAAAAGTTGGTGATCAGAAGGTTACAATAGGGACTCCACCAGGCAGACCTAATGTGCAGAGCACACCTAATGTGCCAGTCAGACCTAATGTGCAGAGCAGACCTAATGTGCCAACTAGCACTTCAAGTTCAACTCCAATTACATCTGCAAATAATACTAGATTGAGACAAGCACAACAAGATGCAAGAGATGTTGGCAGAATGACCGGAACTTCTGGTTTGATGAATACCACTATTAACACTTCAAATAGAATGCAGAGTAAATTTGATCGTCTTAGACAAGCTATGAGAGACGCAGGAATGTCTGGTGCGGATCAAAATATGAATTTGCGTGGAGTTATGATGAAAAATTCATATCAACCAGAAGGTGAGGTTGTTGAAGGACGTGATCCTGGACCTGGTGATGCTATGCCAGGACATGCATTTTTCAAAAACGCTGCTGGAGGAATTACCACTTTAAATCAAGTTGACGCTAAAATAAAAGCAAAACAAGTAGATAAGAGAAAAGGTGTTAAAGAGGAGTTTGTAGAAGAAGGCAAGAAAGATGCTTGCTACTATAAGGTCAAGTCTCGCTATTCTGTCTGGCCAAGTGCATATGCATCTGGTGCATTAGTCAAGTGTCGTAAAGTTGGTGCCAAGAACTGGGGTAACAAGACAAAGAAAGAAGAATTCTCTAACTGGAGAAATGATCTTGAAGAAATGGCATCTGAAAAAAAGATTGATAAGAAACTTCAGAAGCCAGTAAAAACTAGCAACTTCAATCCTTCAAAATATGTGAATGATACGAAGTTAATGCCAGGACATGGTATTGATAAAAAGTTAAAAGAAAATAATTTGTACTCTAACTGGAGAGATGATTTCATTCCAACTGAGTATGAAACCACTGATTTAATCAAGGCAGATCCTATTCAAGTCCCACCTTCAAATCTTCAAAAGATTGAAGAAGCGAAAAAGTGCTGGAAGGGTTATAAGAAAGTAGGCACCCAAAAACTGTTTGGCAAGACTTACAATCGCTGCGAAAAAATCAAGAAAGAGCATTATGATTGGAGAGCAGAACTTGAGGAGGGTGCTGCCTGGACAAAAAAGTCTGGTAAGAACCCTTCAGGTGGATTAAATGAGAAGGGTCGTAAGTCTTATGAGCGTGAGAATCCTGGTTC